ACAGAGTAATATGACAGTTACTGATAATATAGCTTTTACACAGTTAGCCGCTACTACCACATATCAGCAAAAATTAATTTCGGCCCCCGCTGCTGTTACAAGAAATATCACGGTTAATTCAGCTACAACTTTCGGTACATTATCAGAACCAGTCGCATACCGGCTCTATGTAAAAGATATAAATGTTGTTAATCCTTCGCGGCGAATTCCGGCGTTTACTAGTAATGGTTGTGTTGATGGAGGTAATAATACGAACTGGGATTTTGGTTCGACTGGATTTCCTATCTTACTAAATTAAGTAATCATGCCACTCAAGAAAGTTTTACCTAAACCCGGCGTCAACCGGGAAAATACCCGCTACACCAACGAACAGGGTTGGTATGTTAGCGATAAGGTGCGCTTTCGTCAGGGTACGCCTGAGAAGATCGGTGGATGGTTGCGTATTAATAACTATACTTTTCTCGGTGTTTGCCGGGCGCTGTTTAACTGGTTTGATCTTAACCAGAGTAATTGGATCGCGGTTGGGACTAACTTAAAGTATTACTTGACCCGTGGCACGCAGTATTACCACATTACCCCGATCCGATACACAACTGCTGCGGGTGGGGCTACTTTTTCGGCGGTAACTGTTCCGCCGTTTAGCTCTACGATTACAGTTACTTGCCCCGCGCATGGCGCGCTAATCAATGACTTTGTGACTTTTAGTGGTGCGGTTAGCCTTGGCGGGAATATCACGGCAGCGGTGCTCAACCAAGAGTATCAGATCGCTTCCATTATCGATAACAATACATTCGTTATCACTGCTAAAGACCCGGTTACCGGGTTACCGGTCACGTCAAACGCGGCTGATACTGGGAATGGCGGCACGCTTACTGTCGCTGCGTTTCAGATTAATACCGGTAACGTAGTAGCTACTACGCCCAGCCCGTCAAGTACAGCTTCGTGGGGGTTAGGCCCGTGGGGCACCGGTCCGTGGGGCGGTGGGTCAAACACAGTTTTGCCGCTGCGGGTGTGGAGTCAGGGTAACTTCGGTGAGGACTTAGTTTTTGCCCCACGTGGTGGTCGTATTTATTACTGGGACGCCACGCTCGGCCCATCTGTTCGCGGGAAAGATCTCGCTACACTCCCCGGTGCTGCTAATGTCCCGATCATCCAGAACTATGTAGTAATTTCTGACGTTTACCGGTTTGTTTTCGCGTTTGGGGCCAATGATTACGGGTCGCCAACGCAAAACCCAATGCTTATTCGTTGGTCTGATCAAGAAGACGCGCTAGACTGGACTCCAAGCGCAACAAGCCAAGCTGGGAGTATTTTGTTGTCGCGGGGCTCCGAAATCATAACGGCGCTTCAATCACGGCAAGAGATACTTGTTTGGACTGATACCGCGCTTTATTCTTTACAGTACCTTGGGGCTCCTGATATTTGGGGGGCGCAGCTCCAAGGCGATAACATCTCTATCGCGGGGCAGAACGCGGTTGCTTTCGCAAACGGGGTGTCGTATTGGATGGGTGTGGATAAGTTTTACAAGTACGACGGTCGTACTCAAACGCTTCGCTGCGACCTTCGGCAGTATATCTTCCAAGATCTTAACATCCTTCAAAGCCCACAGATTTTTGCTGGTACCAACGAAGGATTTAATGAAGTCTGGTGGTTTTATTGTTCAGCAAACTCCAACCAGATTGACCGATATGTCATCTATAACTATCTAGAGGACATCTGGTACTACGGGAACTTAGGGCGTACCGCGTGGCTCGACTCTGGGTTACAAGATTATCCGATTGCTGCTACGTATAGCTACAACCTTGTTGAGCACGAAAATGGGGTAGATGACGCAGAGACTCCGGCTGTTGCGCCGATTGTGGCGACCATTGAGTCTTCAGAATTTGACCTAGACGACGGGCACAACTTCATGTTCATCTGGCGGGTGCTGCCAGATTTGACTTTCCGTGGGTCTACCGCGACCAGTCCGAGCGGGGTCTTGACGTTACAGCCAATGGTTAATTCTGGCTCTGGTTATACGACGCCCGCTTCTGTTGGTGGTAATAACGCAAACACAGTCGTGCGTACTGCAACTATACCTATAGAGGCGTTTACCGGCCAAGTCTTCACGCGCGTGCGTGGACGGCAGATGATCATGAAGTTCGAATCAACCGGGCTTGGGGTAAACTGGCAGCTCGGTTCAATGCGGCTTGACATGCGTAATGATGGACGGCGCTGATGTCCCTTATTGTCACCTCAAACTACGAACTTCAGAAAGTAGCGCCACCTGCATTACCACAGGCTACCCCGATATACTCGCAGGCGTACCAAGACCAGCTTAATAACGTACTGCGTCTGTACTTCAACCGCCTGAACAGTATTCTGGGGCAGCTAATGGCTATTGATACGTCGATCCCGGTTTCAATCGGTGGCACTAACGTAGATGCTTTTGGGCGGTTGCGGGTCAGCAACCCCCTGACGTTGTTTGACTCATCGCACCGTTACGCGGACAACAACCTGTGGGCCAACAGTATCACTGGGACCGCTGCGGCGACATTTAACGCTAATGAAGGGTTGGTTGACTTGACGGTTGGCTCGGCCAGCGGCGATCAAATCATCCGCGAGACCATCAAAGTCTTTTCGTACCAGCCGGGTAAAAGTTTGCTGGTGATGAACACGTTCGTTTTTGGCGATGCTAAAGCCAACCTTCGCCAACGTGCTGGCTACTACGGTGCGGCCAACGGGATCTACTTCGAACGCGAAGGCTCCATCAACTATATGGTCGAGCGCAGCAGCGTGACAGGCGCTCCAATCAACACCCGTGTTGCACAAGCAAATTGGAACCAAGACCCGCTGGACGGTACCGGCCCGTCGGGTCTGACGCTGGACTCTTCCAAGGCGCAGATTCTTTACCTTGACATTGAGTGGCTGGGGCTTGGTACGGTGCGCACCGGGTTCATCATCGACGGGGCTTTCGTCCCTGCTCACAACTTTGACCACGCCAATTTGGTTACCACCACGTACATCACCACCGCTTCTTTGCCGCTGCGGTATGAGATGACCAACGTGGCCGCAACGACCGGGGCCAGCACTCTCAAGCAAGTCTGCTCGACGGTGATCTCTGAGGGCGGGTACGAGTTGCGTGGTGCTCAGTTGTCTGCCGGGAACCCCATCACAAGCCCCAGAACGCTGACCACTGCTGGTACGCTCTACCCAGTTGTCTCATTCCGCCTCAAATCAACGCGGTTGGATGGAATCGCCATCCTGACCGCAATATCAATTTTGGGCATCACAAACAACGCCAACTATCAATGGTCAGTGGTGGTAAACGGCACCACAACAGGCGGCACTTGGGTCAGTGCAGGTGCAAACTCTTCTGTTGAGTACAATATTACTGGCGCATCGTTCTCTGCTACCGGGGGCCGCATCTTGGCAACTGGCTATTTTCAAGGCTCTAACCAAGGGGCGACTAGCGTGGACATTTTGAAGGCTGCACTGTTCACCACCCAGCTTGAGCGCGACCCCTTCACAGCAACCGCTTATGAGATTACGCTAGCCTGCACGGGGGCGTCCAACGGCAATCAAGTTCTCGGTTCTTTGGACTGGGAAGAGATCAGCCGGTAATCAGAGATCTGACCCAATAATCTTTGTGAGCACATCCTGATGGACGGACTCGATCCCCAAGAGACTGAAGAGATTATTCGTATAATTACCGCGTACTTTCGTAAAGTTACGGGGTCAGAAGAAGAGACGCAGAAGATGCTGGCTGCACTCGTGCAGACCATACAAGAAGATAGCGCCAAGTTAGTCCATCTCGGTGACTACGTTTTCTTAGTCTTGGTGCGTGCTAAGGGGGTAGTTGAGATTCATACGATGGGGGATACAAATAGCCCCCGTGAGCTTGCGAAAAGCATCAAAATGCTTGCTGCATACTTAAAAGGCATTGATGTAAAAATTGCTTACACCTATGCAGAAGACAAGAAGTTTCTTAAACTAGCGAAAATGGTAGATTTAGAAGTTGAACAATATAAATCTACAGCGAATGGCAAACCCATAAACGTCTTCTTGGTAAAACTCTAATGCCCGCCGCTCCGCTGATCCTCGCTTATGCTGGTGCCTCTGGCTTTACAGCGGCGATTGGTACAAGTCTTGCGGCAGCTATTGGCGTGAGTTCGATTGGTACGGTCGCCGCCACGGCGATTGGTACGGCGGCGCTGTCTGGTGGGTTGACCGCTATTCAGGGGGGCAGTGTTAGTAATATCCTGAAGTCGGCGGTGATCGGCGGCGTGACATCCTATGCGGGGGGCGCTATTGCGGCCGAGGTGTCGCAGTCAATCTCCTCGGATGTATTTTTCCAAGCCATCGGAAACGATGTCAGTGGCGCTACTGCAAAAGCCATGAGCGATGTTGCTGGCAATATGGCTGGCGCGATGGCTTCTGGGGCGTTCGTATCTGGTTTCCAAGCTTTAGCAGCGGGTAAAGACCCGATACAGGCATTACTAAAAGGTGGGCTTACTGCCGGGGTCACAGCGGGAGTCGGCTCTACACTTAACGAGACCCTGAAAGGGCTTGGGATTGATAGTTCGTTTGCGACGAACACATTCACCCGCGCTGCATCTGCTGCAATCGCTTCAGAGCTTCTTGGCGGCTCCACAGAAAAAGCATTTCTTGGGTCTTTGACATCTTCTGCGATTGACACAGTTGGGCGATATCTTGGCGGGACTTTTAATTCGGTATTGAAAGACGCTTCTGCTGGTGTAAGTGACGTTGTTACACGGTTTAATGATGTCGAATCGGATGTCCGCGAAAATATCTATAAGCAGAATTCAGTCGTTGCTCAAGATACAAAAATTAGGGAGTCTCTCCAAAGAGAAGCTGCTTATTTACAGAGAAGTATCGACTACTACAACGCGAATGAAGCCCCTTATGATTATGATGGGCGTTATGCTGCACGTCTTAGAGTGCGCGCCAATGAGTTACAAGCAGACGTAGAAGAATATAAGACTACAACAAGACCGGCACTTGAAGCTAAAATCGCAGACTACAAAGATGACTACGATGACCTAACGGAGTCTCTTGGCGGACTACAAAAAGAATTAACTACCGCTATATCCGAGTTTCAAGTCCAAGAACTTGCTAACGCCGCTAAAGTAAGTGCGGCATTTAATGCGGTCGCGGAGATTAAAGATCTCTATAAAGAAGCAAAAGGGGTCGATATCCCGGATAGTCTTTTAGCTGAGTATCTACCGGCTATTGACCCCGCTAAAAACGTCGCTAACGACCCGACGAGTATTAATGGGCTAGTTCAAGAAATTAATGTTCGTAAAGAAGTACCTGATTTCGACGAAGCCTCATATAAAGCAGCGATGGGGGTATCGTCATGGGATAAAACCTTTAACCCGTACGCGCATTTTTTAGAGACGGGGAAAGACCTTGATATACCAACTAATGCCGAAGATTTAGCGAAATA